GCGTCTAGCATGGTTGACTTGCCAGCACCATTTTGACCTACAATCAATGTAGACTTAGATTGGTTTAAATTGACTTCTGTCCAATTATTACCTGTAGACAAGAAGTTTTTAAACCTTAAACTTTTAAATAAAATCATACTGTTTCGATAGCCTGTGCTTCAGTCATAAGATTACGCATAGAAACCTTTAGCCTAGGTTTATCTAAGTCTGTATCAACAGCTTCGATATACGAATCCAATAATTCAGTCGTCTCTTCAATTGAAACAGATTCATCTTCAACATTATCACCAATAAACTCGTCAAAGTTTTCAGCAATTTTTAGATCATGAATCTTCCTGTTTTGTATTCTATCAACAAATCGATCAAATGTAAACAGGTCTTTTTTATTAACGACAACAATTTTTACGAACTTATTATCTAAATCAGTTACGTTGTACTTATTATAATCTATTTTGTCGTCATTGTACACAATTTTATGAAATAAAGTGTGAGGATTTTGTATAGCTTCTATCTCACGTGTTTCTGTATCAACAACATGAAAGTGTTTAGGATCATCGGCATCAGACCAAAAGAATTCTAATTGAGTGCCAAGATATGTTACATTGTCACGCTGCGATTTAGTATGGTAATGTCCTGATAAAACTTTTTCAAACCGAGATAGTGTTCTATGATCTAATCCGTGCGGAGCAACAACACCACGCATAACATTAAAACCAGCAAATTCAAAGTGACCGCCGACCCAGTCGCACTTGGCATTTTGTATAAACTCCATTGTGCGGTCGTTGTTTTCAGGACAAATCCACGGTATCATTCCAATCTTAAGAGATCCATATTCCATTACGGTTGGTTCATGAATAATATGGACCTCATTCATGTAATGCCCAAGTAACTCTTTTAATGAATTTAGATCATTAGTGTTTTTGTAGTAAGTGTCATGGTTACCACAAATGATATCCATTGTTATTTTTTCTTTCCGAATCCGTTCAAGGAATACATGGCGGTTCCGGTTAAGAGCGCGGAAGTTAATAAATTTCCTGTTATCAAAGTAATCGCCAAGATGGATAATATGGCGAATATCATGTTCCAAAAGATAAGGAAAAAATACATCATTATAAAATTTCTCTGCATTATCGAGAAATACGTCAGAGCTATTGCGGATACCACAATGAGTGTCATTTAAAATTGCTACTTTCATTTAAAAAACTTTGTCAAATCAGAATCTACTTTTTGCATTGGACGCCGGCGTTTCTTTTCTTTTTTAACAAAAGCTTTTACTTCAGTATCATATTCTTTTACTTTTTCGATACGGCCTCTTAACGTGTCAATGAAGTGAGCTGATACTGCATTATCAGTTTCGTCCAATAAGAAAGATTCAACACCTGTTTGTGACATGTATTTAAATTTAATATCTTGCTGTTTCTTTTCTTTAGCAATACGACGTAAAAACGCATACCAAGAAATCTGTGTAAAGTATGCAAACGCATTAGGTTTACCAGATCGTGTGGCTGCTTCTAGATTATAATTTTCGATGGCTTTTAAACAATTTTCAACTGCGTCCATAACCATTTCTTCACGATACGTATACCGAATAAAGTTTGATTTATGAGAAAGTCCTTCAGCAATCTTAAGAAAACACTGAGCAATATAGTTTGGAACTATAGGGAGAGCTTCTTCGTTTTGCTTAGCTTCACGTACAATTGTAACGTAGTCTACAACCGCTTGTGAGAATTGTGCATTATTTACGTAATGTGGTCTATCTTTAGGTTTCATAATATATCCTCAATATAATATATTCTATCACATTTGGGCACGGATGTACACTAAAAAAATAATTAATTTTAGCTAAATTAACTGTGTACAAACCATATAAACTGGTGTATAATTAAAGAGTAAGCACTGAGGGAGGACAGTATACCTGTCAGTGTATCTTATCTGAAGGTCCCGGAAACGATATGATATTTCCTAATTCTGCAGAATCTAATCCTTCTTGATCTGACATGTATTGTCTAGCTTTTTTCTCTGCCGTCTTTTTAACGTCATCTTCGTTATTGTCACTTGTAAGCCCTTCTAATGAAATAAAATACTCATTAATAAGATCTTTAGATGGAGCAGCTTCAGCCATAATATGTGAACATTGAATTATTTGAAAAGCTTCAGGTTCTAATTGATACATCATATAAGGGCGAAAGGCAAAAAATCTAACCCCGCTTGGATTCATGCTTTCGATAGCATATAGTTTAAGAGCTTTACGAACTACAATAGCGTCTTCTTCTTCGTGAAATTCTACAACTTCACACATGACTTCTTCGCCGCCTGATAATTTAAATTGTCTAAGATCCAATTGGTACCTCAATTATTTTATAATTAAACTCTTCTTTATTATATATTTTTACTCTTTCTTCGCTATGAAGGAGAGCATAGTTCTTTCTTCCTTTAGTATGCAAATCATCCGCTAAGTCAAAAAGTTTAGTAGCCTGTCCATTCTCCGATTTCCGTAATCCTCGCCCAATCGATTGTAATACTTTGATTTGTGATTTTGAGGGACTTGCAAATATAATATTATGCAGATTCCGTATATTGATACCAGTGCTGAAAGTACCAAGACTAGCGACAATGATAGCATTTTTCTGACTCTCTGTAATTTCTCTTATAGCTTCTCGATCAGATGTTGCAACTTCACCAGATACATAAAAAATCTTTCTACCTTCTTCAGCCTTATTATTAATCATATCAAAAAGAGGCTTACCGTGTTTATCGACATAGTTGAATAACACAAGAGTATTTCCATCAGTATCTAAAGCTAAATTTCGAATAAAATTATTACGTTTTTCATTTCGAACAATAAAGTCAATTTCATCTTGATAATTTGCTTTTCCTAAAGACTTACGAATTTCTTCATCATATTTAAGAACAATGATATTTATATCGAGTTTAGCAAGCGTATTACTGTCTTGCAGAGCTTTGGTTGTTGTAACCCTATGGATTTTACCGAACAAGCCTTGTAATACAAGGTGGTGGACTTGGGCGTTGTCCAGAGTGCCAGTTGTACCAATTCTATATTTTGCTTGACTACATTTATTCATAATGTCTGTCAGAGACTTAGATTTAAATCCATGGCACTCATCTCCGATAACCATGCCAAATTGCTCAAACCATTCAGGATCTAGTTTGTAAATTGACTGCCACGTAGAAACTACAATATCAGAATCTATGCGGTCTTTGTCTTTACCCGAATAGATTTTATGAATGCCTTTAGCGTTATATCCATAATCAATAAAATCTTTTTCCATCTGCTCAACAAGTGAAGTTGTAGGAACAACTACTAACACTTTATCGGCTTCAGGATAATTAACTTCGTTTGTTAAATATTTAAGCCATATTTGAGCTAAACAGTAGATAATTAAAGATTTACCAGAACCAGTTGGAGATAGTAGTACGCATCTATTTAAATTTAATGCTTTCATTACAGCATCAAATTGGTAATCTCTTATGTCAATTGGCTTGCCACGAGATTGAAGTTTTAGATCTTTAATATATGTAAAAACATCATTTGGGTCTTGCTCGCTTCTGTCTACTAAAGATCCGTAATCAGATGATTCTACTTTTAGAGTATAACTATTTCTTTTACAAAATTCATCAACAAAAGGATAAAGTCCTGCCGGCAATTCTCTTGATGTAGAATTAAATAATCTGATTTTACCATCCCAGATTTTTCGTTTGTACAGTTTCATGTACTTGTAACCAGGAACGAAGAAAGAAAAATATTCACTTAAACCATGAGCAATACCTGCATCGCAATCTACTAAAGCTATACTTTCATTTTTCTTCCATATTGTAATATCACCCGCCACTCTCAAATATTCTCCACTTAATCATATTGCCAATTGTTTGATGTCGCCAAGTAACGTTATTAATAATTTCGTTTAATGTTTCAATAATTGTTTTTAAATATTCTATTTTCTCAACAGAGTGCTGTATTTCCGGATCTGCATCGTAGTAATAATCCATTTCGCCTTTGAGTATCTTAAGCCCATCAAAAGGGTCCGGCTTCCAGCCTTTTTCACCAATTTCACTTTGATCCATTTTGCCATTGTAATAAAGCCACTTGTCCTTAAGCAATATTTTCTGGTTCTGTTCAGCCTTTTTTAGGCGAAGTTTTGTTGTTGAAAGAAGTTCTAAATATTTTGCATGAAGCATGGGAGTTTGTCTAGAAGATTCATCTAAACTAGTTTGACCAATAACACAGTCGCTCGACCACATGTCGAGAATCATTTTTAAATCCATAATATATCCTAAGGTTATTCAATTTCAAAGTATGAGAACCTAAACGAAATGGGGAATGTCATATACTGAACATCTCCAGCCGCGGCTTCAAAAGCAATATCTCCTAATAGAGTGGGCACTGCATCTCTATATATTATCTTCTTCGCTATGTTATTATGGCTAGTCAATATAGAAAGACTAATATCAGCAGTTGAAGGACCCTTTGCTCCGTTCTCTGCCTCTGCAGGTTTTACGTCTGGCGCTTCTACAAATGATTTCAGCCACTCATACATTTCAGTATAAGCTGAAAGGTTTTCATCCATAATAATCATTGCGGTCATTTCACCAAAAACTAGTTTGTCACCAGTAAGAGGGATAGATCCAATTCTTCTATAAGGAACTTCAATAGCTGAAATTTGCATATCTGGGTGTTGTACAGACTGCGCAAAATATTCAACGTTTGGAAAATACTTACGGTTAATGCCTAACTTAAATCCAGTTGGCTGTAAGTAGTTTACATTTGTTGCAAGAGTAGATTCTAGAATTCCAGTTGATATAGTTGGTGTAGCCATAATTAGTGTCCGTTCGTTACGGTGTTATAAAACAACTTGCCAGAGAAATCTGTAGTTTTAGCTATGCTAGGACCAGAGTAACTGAATACCGCCGTACCTGGGCCAGTATCGTTACCGAAAATAGCATATAGTTTATAGTATTGGCCGTTTATTAAATTAAATGTGCCACTTCTTTCTGTCGCGCCATGTCTACCGCCATTTTGTACAACAGCATTATCCAGGTCTTCATTTGCAGGAGGTCCAGCGTCAGGTCCAAGGAAAAGATAACTGGCGTCATCTGAGTTAATAAAGAAAGTAAATTCGCCTGTAGCTGGTGCTAAGAAATAACCAGTCTCAGTATAGGTTGTACTCTCACTAACTGTTCCAGGCCTACTAACGCTAGTAGTAGCACCTTCAGCCGAGATAGTTGCCCCGCCGTTAATAATAACTGAGTCGTACGTAGGTTGGTCATCATAAGGTCCGGAACCTAGTTGTCCGAAGTAATTATTATAAGTTCTCTCATATACACCAGATGCAAGGGTAAGATCACTAACGTCATCAGCGACAACGTCGCCCATCTGTATATTCCTGATCATGGAAACTCCAAGACCAGATCCCATACCCATACTAATAGTCATTTTACCAAAGACCTACTAGGTTAGTTGCAGTAGTTCCGGTCGCATATACTCTAGACGCTCTAACAGGAATAACAGTACCGGCAACCACGCCACTCAACGTTACGGTATCACCTAAAACCGTATCGATTTTGACATTACCTGCTCCACCAATATACAACGATCTAGTAGCATTAGTTAAATCAGTTGTGTCATTAGGTGTGATAGCAGCCGCATTTTCTGCAGGTGACTCAAGATGCGGCGAATAGCTTTTATATTTGTCTGACATTATTTTTCCACTTTACCTTTAAATGTATTTATAATAAAAAAAGGGCCGCCGAAGCGACCCTCTAGTTAGATTTTTCCTATTTGGCTTAAGCCATAATGTTGTCGACTCGGAAAATTCTGTAGTATTGGTTTGATTTCGCAGCAGCAAGACCATTTGCAGGTGTTGCACCGACGAATGGGTTTGAAGCCATGCCGTAGCGAGTTTTGAAACCAATTTTTGGCTGGAAGTTATCTTCACCAACCGCACGAACCATTGTGAGCGGTACGTATGGGCAATAGAAGAGACCAGCGTCATATGGGTTTGTACCCTTATAACCAACAGTCACATAGTCAACAGTTGCATATGGGTCAATATAGACTCTTGTGCGACCGTTAAGAACACCAGCAAATGTGTTGCCTGTGTCATCTACGTTCAAGTTAGTGGACAGCGCTGGAGTGTAATCCAACATACCGGAAGCAGCCAAAGCAGAAGCTACGTCTGAAGAACAGATAATGAAGTTACCTTTTCCTCTACGTGTTTCTTTTGCAATTACGTTTGCTTCACGTTCGATTTGAACGATCAGGCCTTTGAATTTCTCAACAGACCAACGGCCATCTGCATCAGATGACATATCAAAGATACCGTTAACAGCTGTGGAAGCTTGAAGGGCACCAGTTTTGGCTTGCGAGTTGATTGTACGAATTACTTCGCGGTTGATTTCAGCCAAGATTTCAGTTGAAAGAATGTTGGCCAACTCTGTTTCAGCGTCAAGGCCGTGAATCGCTTTCAAGTCTTGAGCAAGCTCTAGCGAGTACTCAGCTTTTAGCGCACGTGATTTCGCTGTCACAGTTGCTTTTTCAATGGTGAAACCCATTTGTTCGAAAGCATTGTTTGCGGAATCACCAAGAGTTTCAGCAGAGTCTGTTGTCATACCAATGTTAGCAAGATTGGTCAGACGATCTGAGTCAATTGTGTTTGGTGAGTTAGCGTTAGTAACATCCAAACCTGAACCGTCTGCACCAGCAGCCGCAGCAGTTTTTGTACCTGCGTGACGCGCGTTAGCTTCGTTGAACAGAGCTTCTGTTGAACCAGTTGCACCAGAGTCGTAACGTGATTTCATCGCAAAGATGAGACCAGTTGGGCCGGACATAGGCTGAACGCCAGCAACGTCATATGCCATTAGGTTTGGCATGGAACGACGAACCAATGAGATCAATACTGGATCCCATGTTCCGATTGAACCGGTGTTTGCACCAGCAGGAGCAGCTTCGGACAAGAAGCCATTGTGCTGTGCACGCTCTTCGCGCAGAGCAATTTCTTGGTTTTCTAGAATAGCAGCTGTAACTGCTTTTTTGTGGTGATCATTAATAGTGCCAGCAGACTCTTCATTAAGTACTGGCGCCCACTTTTCGATCAACTTATCGTAAGATTGCATTGTTTTGGACTCCCAAATTATTTGTGCGTCGATTTACGAATCGCGTTAATGTATTGAGCCATTGAAGTAGAAGATTCCATGATGTTTCCATCATCGTCTTCTGTTGTTTCTTCAATTACAGACTCAACTGTTTCTTTTTTGAAGTATGATTCTTTTACAACTTTAACTTTTTCAGCAAAAGTTTCAGTGTCTTCGAAATCGATATCTTCCACAAGCTTCGCAAGTTTTTCAACTTGAGTTTCTGCTAGATCTTTAGACGCTTCACGAATTACTTCGCTTCGTTTCATCATTTCTAGTTCTTCTGAGACTTGAATTGCTTTTTGCATAGAACCGTTCAGAGCTTCTTCAAGCTCTTCTACTTCTGCTGCAAGTTCGTCAACTAGGTCAACTTTAGATTCAGGAACTTCAATGTAAGACTCAGTAAAGAGATCTTTCAAAGATGTCATAAACTTCTCAGCAATCTCGGTGCGTAGACCAGATTGTACTGCTAGTTTATTTTCTTCCATCCATCCTTCTACGACGTAGTTAAGGTAGCTGTCAACTTTCTCTACAAGGTCAGCCTTAGTAGCTGATAGTTCCTCTTCGAGTTCATTGGCATATGATTCTTCCAAACGGTCAATTTCTTCTGACAATTTAGATTTAATAGCTGCTTCAAAAATTACCGCTGTTTTAGCTTTAAACTCTTCGGAAAGAGTAGCTTCAGACTCGATTAATGCATCTAGATCTTGAGAAAAATCAGCTTGATATTCAACCATTGGTTGCGCATCGGTTTCCAATTCTTCTGCAACAGTTTCGCCCATAATTTTATTGAACATGCCTGCTAGCTCTTCTTTTTTCATTTTGCTAGCTTTCATGTACATCGCATTAATCATACCAGCTTTAGTTCCTGGCAGTTTTTGCATAGGATCTTTGGCTCCGCCTTTGCCACCTGGCTCTTTAGCGGTT